ATTGGAATAACGGCCATATATGTGATTATATCATAAAATATAGAATGTACTGCCAATGACTGCTATGCCAATGCCTGGTGTTGTATTAGTAGAAAAACCAGGGTATCCAATATCAGTAAACCTAACTTTAAAAGGATATATACCTTGAATCTCAGTAAGAGTTGCACCAATTCTTTTTATATTGGTTTTAGAATAGTTTGTTTGCTTTACTGAAGTTCTTACTCTATCCAGAGTTGTTACTTTTTGTACTGGCATGATTAACTTTCGTATGGACCAGTTATATCAGCAATAACTGTAATTGTTCCTTTACATACCGTCCAAGTTCTTGTACCGTCGGATAGTTGTATATCAAAAGCATCTCCCGTCACAAGATCTTCTGATTCTCCAGAAGTTAGTGAAACTGTAAACTCTCCCTCGTCATCATTTAATGTTGCTTCAGGAGTAAGAGAAACAATTAATGTATTATTTGTTGATGGTCTAACAATATCCATGGCAATATCCCACTCACTAATTGTTAGTGGAACTCTTTCTTCATCTGTTACATAAACTCTAAATGCTGCGGTGTCTCCACGCACTAGTGTCCATAAAACCGTTGGTGGGGCTGATCCAATAGAAAATGAATCTGATCCTTGACCTCTATATGTTGCCATAATTAAATTATAACACACTAGTATCTATTTTTTTAAATGCTTTAGGTTTTTTTAAATTACAAAGCCCATGTGCTGGCTTAACATTTTCTAGGCTGTCTGGGCCTCCAATAGCAAGATCTATAACGTGTTCCATGTGAAGACCTTCTTGCCAACCTGGCAAACCGCACTGTCTTGGAGCCGATAAATTAATAGGTTTTAAACAAATATAGCAGTTAGTTCCATACCTAGATAAAACATCTTGCTCTGTATAATTTTCAGTTTTGTTATTTAATCTTTTGGCTTCTCTTCTTCGCCAAGATTCCCTCTTCTTTTCCCTATTTAACGTTGCCCACCTTTTGTGTCTGTTTTTTTCTTTTTCTGGATTAAGGTCTCTATATTTTTTATTTACTTCAAGAATTCTTTCTTTATTTTTTAAATAATATTCAGCCTTTTGTTTTTTTCTTTTTTCAGCAAGTCTTTTGCTGTTTTCTTTATTATATATTTTTGCTTTTTTTAATAAAGATTCTCTATTATCTAGGTAGTACTGGCGCCTGCAATCTTTGCATCTTTTATTATAACCATCTTTATTTTTTTTATTTTTATTAAATTCATAAATATTTTTTTCAATTTTACAAAGGCCACAGATTTTTATAATTATGACAGTCCTGCCTTTACTGCACCCCAACTGCCATTGCCTTTAGCAGGGGTAACAAGTATAACGCCTGTTGTTGCATTAGCCTTTAAAACCACTCCTACGGCTCCTGAGCCACCTGCTGGCTGTGTTGCTGTAAGTCCTCCAGTTGTTCCAACATATAAAATATTTCCAGCGGTATATGAAGAAGTATTTACTCCAGTAAAAATACCAGAAATAAGTGCTACGCCATCACTACCATTTGTAATAGAAGTTGTTGCTAATCCTATTACTGGAAAGGTTGCAAGGTTTGTTGATACCGATTTTGCAACGGTAGTTTTAGTAGAAAACCCTGTAGCATAAATAGGATCACCTTTAGCAATTGTTACACCACTGTTATTTCTTATTTCATGTGTAAAATATGGTAAACCTAGGCTTGGGAGTACCGCTTCAATTCTCTCTGCTAAGGCTTGGATATCACCTGCGACATCAACTGCGTCTGTGTCTAAAGGAAAAGGTAAGTCATAAATTGTAGTTTCAGCCATGATAACAATTATTATACCACTTCATGAGGATTATATTTTATAATTTTATAAAAATGTTGTCTAAAAGTTGACCTTTAAGTCCAAAAGATGCTATAATTAATATATGCTACCAACAGGTAGCATTTGTTCTCTAGGAGGTAATTTACAATGAGAGAAGCAAAAGTTTGGCTAGGGGTGTTGGTTTTGGTTATTTGCAGTGCCGTTTTTTCTGGTGCTGCAAGAGCCACTGCTGAAAACAACTTATTAAGTAAAGACTCTATGGAAATCTCCGCCACCCCCAAGGTGGCTTTTTTGGTTTCTAAAGAGAAAAAACTTGAAAGATATGAAAATGCTCACAAGTTGACTGATGAGCAACTAGTTGATATGTTAAAGGCTGTAGGGTTTAAGGGAAAGGCTTTGAGATCTGCTTGTGCTATTGCTAAGGCAGAGTCTAATGGTCGCCCCCTTGCTTTCAACGGTAACGTAAAAACTGGAGATAGTTCCTATGGCGTATTTCAAATAAATATGCTTGGAGAACTAGGGTCAGATCGTAGAGAAAAATTTGAACTGGATTCAAACGCTGAGTTATTAAACCCAGTAGTAAATGCAGAGATTGCTCTTCACATGACTAAGGGTGGAGCAGATTGGTCTTCATGGAGTTCCTTGAATGGAAAACGGTATCACGAGTGGTACAACAAATATCCATGTAAGTAATATAATTTGATAAACAAATGCCCCCCATTGGAGTAAAATCTTTTGGGGGGTTTGTTGTTTAATTATTTATTATGCAGGTGTTTCTTCTGCAGGTGTTCTTACTCCTGTTTCAATCCATACTTTGTTTGCTTCATCCCAGGTATCACCAATGTATGGCTTACCAAATGAGCAGCAACATACTGCCTTGACGTATCCAATTGCTTCTGCAAATGCTTGGATTTCTGTATCGTTGTGTGCATCTTCTGCAAATACTGCAATTGTTTCAACTACATTATCTGCATTAAGAAATGCGTGTTCGTGTTCATCTAAATGTGTGATAGTCATAATTATCCAATCCACTTAACAATAACAATTCCTGATGCACCATTACCACCAGCACCACCAGTGCCAGCACCTGCAGAACCAGTATTACCACCAGAGCCGCCTGCGGCACCAGTATTGGTACCAGCATTTCCACCAGTTCCGCCAATTAAACCATTGGCAAACCCACCACCACCACCAGCACCAGGTCCACCTTGACCCGATGTTAAACCACCACCGTATGGAGGAACTCCTCCACCACCAGCAATTCCTAAAACTCCTGCAGCGCCACCAAAACTTGTATTGTTAGAATTATTTGCACCAGCCGTTGCTGTTCCAATATAAGCATTAACATTAAAAGAATTTAAAGATTGAAATGTATAAGCATTTCTACTATTGCCTGCGTTTGGATACATTTGTCCAGGAGCACTTCCATAAGTGTCATTAGTAGCACTAGAAATACTTGCTACGCCACCTTCACCACCTGACAAACCATAAGCATCAAAACCGTGATAGACTCTATAACTACTTGTAACACTTGCTATTCCTCTAAGATTAGTTGGAGAAGTAAGCATTGGAGATATAGTTGCTGAGTCGTAATCAACTGGCTGGGCACCTGCTGCTTTGGTTCCAGGATATCCTGGTCCTGCATAATAACCACCACCACAATAACCATATGTTCCAAACCCAGACCATCCAGCATTGCTAGCCAGTGTTAAACCAGTGGTTGCTGCAATTCCAGCAGTTCCATTACTTCCAGCACCAACAACTACTGCTACTGTTCCAGTTCCACCCAAATAAAGGTTTCTTAAAATTAAAACTCCACCACCACCTGCAACGCTATCAGTATTAGTTGTATTTCTACGTCCACCCGTAGAGCCAGCACCTCCACCTACAATTAAAACGTCTACAAATTGTGCGGTAGATGGAACTGTCCAGGTTTGAGAAGATGTAAAGGCAACAATATTATTTTGCACTCCAGCAACTGCTGGAATTGTATTTAATGCCATTAGGAAATCTCCACTCCTGAGATGTGAAAGTTAATTGTAGTTGCTGATGCTAAACCAGCAATAATCTGTGTAGTTGCAAGAACTTGCTTAAGATCAATATATATCGTTGCATTTGCTGCAATAGCAGTTGTTGTATGAAGTGCAACTCCATTAAGTGTAAGTGTGAATGTTCCAGCACTGCCTGCAGTATTTGTTACTGCAATATTACTTACTACCGTCGTTGTTGACGCAGGCACTGTGTATAGTGTAGTGCTTGATGTCGCTGCTGCTGTACGAGCAAGGACTTTTGTTGTTGTAGCCATTAGTTACTACCTCTCGTTTAGATTGCGTCCATAAGGAGCAAAGTTAGTTCGTCTATTACGCTTCCTGGTCCACCTGCGGCAGATAGATTAATATCTCCTGATGCAGTTACTGTTCCAGTTAGTGTTGGTGCTGTTAAAGTTTTGTTACTCATTGTAAGTGTATTGCTTGTAGTTGCTACTACTGTGTCATCTACTGATAAAGTTAGTGTTCCACTTGTTCCCCCGCCAGAAAGACCAGTTCCTGCGGTTACTCCAAAAATATCTCCACTGCCTACCCAGGCAGATCCATCGTATGATTGGATTTGGTTTAGTGCTGCTCCACCTGCATCTTGACGAACAAAACAAATTGTTCCTCTTACTGGTGTAGCAAGTGCTGCGTCACGAGCAGCAGGATTTAAAAAGTTATTCCATCCATTTGTTGCAGTAACTGCATCATCAAATAAAACGGTATTTGTAAAACTATTCGCTCCAGTAAATTCATAAGCAGCAGAGGTGTCAATTTTTGCTCCTACTGCAAACCATACGTCTCCAATGGAGTCGTACATGTATGTTGGTTTACCTGCGTCATTAAATGTTGTTGGCATAATAGTATTATAACAGATTTTACTCTGGTACTTCCTCCGTTACCGTTGGATATGTGAAAATATCTAATTCAGAATCATAGGTCATTCCAGAGCCTGCATAGGCTCCTCTAAAGTTTGAGTTGTATGAGGTTTGTAACCATTCTGTATCAGCACCGTAAAGTGATTTACAAAATGCAATACCGATTGGTTCTGATTCTGGGAATGCTTTGTTTTCTAGTACTTCGTTATTGATTACAATAACTTCTCTAACAATATTATTTTCTACTCTTGCAAAGTGTGCCATAATTATCCAATCACCACAATTACTCTACCTGAACCACCATTTGTAGTTGTGACCCCATAGCCACCGCCACCGCCGCCGCCAGTATTAGCAGTTCCTGCAGTACTTCTACCACCACCACCGCCAGTTCCGCCAGTACCACCAAGTGATTCTCCGCCACCAGCACCACCGCCACCGTATGTAACGGATGTTCCAGTAATTGAGTTTGTTGCTCCTGGTCCACCATCGCCATTAGTATTTGAAGTTGTTGGTCTTGCTGGAGTTCCACCCCATCCGCCACCACCGCCAGCCTGTCCGCTTGCACCTGATTGTGCTCCTGCATTTCCTTGAGAAGACAACCAAGCACTTCCACCAAGACCACCAGGGCTGTATGCACCACCGCCACCTGATGCTCCGTCACCACCACCAGTAATCGTAATTGATCCTCCTTGACCATACCCTCCGCCAAGGGAAATAAAAGAACCAATTAATGAAGGGTATCCATTTTTTCCAGGACCTTGTTGAGTTCCATTTAATTGACCACCAGCACCACCAGCACCAACAGTTACTGTAAGCGTTCCCGCTGGAAGTAAGGCAGATGTATTGTAAACATTTCCGCCAGCACCACCACCACCACCGTACATACCGCCACCACCGCCGCCGCCAATAACTAAAATTTCACAAGTGCCAGCAGTGCCAACAGTAATAGTTCCAGAGCCAGTAAAGTTATAAATAGTTTTTCCAGCACGAGTAGATGAATCAACGCTTGGAGAACCTGTAGTTCCAGTTACTGTTGCCTTACCAATTCCACCTGCTGAAACCAAGTTCATTAATGGCATTTTGTCTCCTTATGCGTACTTCACTGGTCCCGCACCAAATACGGTGTAGGTTGCTGATGCTGTCTTAAAAATTGTAAATGAATATGCGTCTTTAGATGATGCGTTTCCTGCTGCAGGGGCTGTACCACCTGACCAGTTAACTGTTTGTGCACTACCGTCAATTGTTAATGCTGAGTGCTTATATGCTGTACCGCCGTTTGTTACGATAAAAATAATTGACATTGAGTCACCTGTTGCCAGTATTGAATTCAGGGTAGCGGAACTAGATCCTCTTACATTAAGAGTCCAGTCACTAGTTGCAGATCCTGTTAAATATAATACCCCTTGAGTACTAGCATCAAAGTTAGTAGTTGTTGTAGGAGCAGATGTAGATACGGTTGTGCGCTCTTCTGGTGTAACAAATGTTTTATTAGATAGGGCTTGTACGCTAGTTAAGTCTGCAGTTGTGGCGGTATCAATAGCAATTGTAACTGTTCCTGATGTACCTCCACCAGTAATACCTGTTCCTGCTGTTATACCCGCAATATCAGCGGTAACGTTATCGGCGTTCACTCTGGCTTTAGTCATTAGTTGCCTCCAAGAAGTAATTGTGCTTCTTCTGCTGTAATTCCAAGACGATCTAAGAGTGCCGCTTTTTGTTCAGCCTTGGCTGCTTCTTCTGCAGCCTGTGTTGCGTATGCTGCTTGGTCTGCTTCGTATTGAGCAAACTCTGCGTCATTCATTTCACGGTCAACAACTTCATTGGTTGAAATATCGTGAATACGTACTGTTGGACGAGTTGATTTAGCCATTATTTAACTCCGTAAAGTAGAACTGTTCCTGTTGAAAGATTACCTTGGTCATTTGAAAACACTAAAGATGTAATTGCTGAAGTAGTATTTATTCCTCCAAATGAATAATAACCTGCATCATTTGTTGAATTTACCATGTTGAATGTTCCTATAACTTTAAATGTCTTAATTGCAGTAGTACTTGCATAATTATCTATTTCAAATTTAAAAGCATTAACATTGCTTGTTCGGTCAATGGCTTCACCGCCGCTTGTACTAAGTCTTACATAACTTTCGCCGTTGCTGCCCCACGTTGCGGAGGAGGCATTTTGAACTGAAATTGAATTTGTAATTGTTGTGCTTCCATTTGGAGCGCATCTAAATAAGCCGTTGCCAGTTGCATTTGTTACACCAAAAATTATCGCAACCAAACTGTTATAACTTCCACTAATTCCCGAAATTGTTGTGGTCGCACCAGTTAATGAAGTGGTGCTAAGTAAAGTCATTCCGCCAGCAGCGGGAGTAGCCCAAGATAATCCAGTAGCCTCACCAGATGCAGCAGTTAATACTTGACCATTAGTTCCTACAGCAAGACGAGCAAAAGCATCTGCACCAGTTCCAGCAACCAAGTCACCCTTAGCATCAATAGCAGTTGCCATTGAGTTTGTAATTGTTACAGTTCCTGAAGTTCCACCACCGCTAATACCAGTACCAGCAGTTACACCTTCAATGTCTGCATCTACTGTTCCCCACTCAAGACCACTTGTTGTTGCTGAGTTTGCTTTTAATACTTGTCCATTTGTTCCAACTGGAACTCTAATTGGAGTTGAAGCAGCAGATGCTGAAATCAAATCACCTTTTGCTGCAAAGTCTGTGTCAAGAATTGAATCTGTTGTAAGAATATTTGAAGGATTAAATGTAACAACTTCTGCAACGTCACTTGCTGCTAGTGCTGTTAGTCCTGTTATTGTTGTACCGTTGGTTGCTGTGTAATCTTGTCCACGTACTAATAGGACTCCGTTTAGATATACCTGCTCAGTTCCAGAGGTATATGCAAGAGACACTGCATTATCATCATTACCAGAAAGAGAGGTTTCTCCACCTGCTGCAGTCTTTGTCCAGCGATCTACTTGTGATGCTGGTGCGATACCAACTAGGGGATACCAAGTATCATTTGATGAGTCATATACATACCCTGGTTTTGGATCGGTAGTGTTAAAAGTTGGCATTGATTCTCCTCGTTACTTATTATAGCAGATTACTCTACTAATAAATTCCATGTTTGGTTTTGTTCATTCCACTGATATTTTTGTTGATCTTGTGGATATGGTATTGGTGGATTCCAATTATTTGTTTCTTCATCCCATACCCAAGATTCATATACTTTTGGTGGTATAAATAATTCCCAGTTGCCGATTTCTTCATTCCACAAATAACTGTTTTCATTATCTGGAGGTAAAATTGGGGCATTCCAAGAACAGGTTTCTTCATCAAGAGTCCAAGAATCGTGTGGTTGTGGTGGTATAAAAGCATCTAACTCTTCATTATAAAAATGACCTGGAGCCGCATAGTTTTTTCTAAATGGTACTCCACCATCTTTATGCACTCCATTAAAGGTATTGTATGATGTTCTCTTGCATTTTTGACCAGTAACGTCTTCATAATGTTTTTCCCAATCAGAAATTCCATCAACAACTTCATCTTCATTGCGTCCAGGAATAACATGGGTAACAATATTATCTTCATTTAAAAATGCATAGTGTGCCATCATATTGTAAACGTTCCAGTCCCGCCAGTAAATGCATATACTCTATATCCTGATCTTGATGGTTGTGTAAATGAAAGACCTGCTGATACTGTTGCTGCTGGAAAACTGTTTGGATATGCTACTACAACTATTCCAGATCCTCCATTTTCTCCAGTATTTTGGTAGGCACCTTTTCCACCTCCACCACCATTTGCTCCAGGTCCACCACCAGCACCGTTTGAGGCACGTCCTCCTGGACCTGCTCCTCCGCCACCGCCACCGCCAGCATAAGTTACAGATGTTCCAGTAATAGAAGATGCTAAACCAGCACCGCCTGCTCCAGGTGCCATTCCGCCCCACCACCCATCATAAATTGAATTGTTTCCTGCAGCGCTTCTTCCTCCGCCGCCACCGCCAGCCTGACCATTACCTGCTCTACTTCCACCGTTGTTTCCTTGACCTGCAGTACCAGATCCGCCACCGCCTCCGCCTGAACCACCACTTCCAGCACCATTATTCCATACGAAACCATGACCTCCACCAACAGATGTTACAGTAGATATGCCAGATCCAGAAATTTGTGAATTACCACCATTTGTTATACCGCCCAGAAAACCAGCAGTATTAGTTCCTCCTGCAGTACCTCCAGCACCAATAGTTACAGTATACGGAACACCACGATTTAAAGTAAATGTGGATGCAAGCATACCTCCACCACCGCCACCGCTAGCATCTAGAGTTTGACTTGCTCCACCTCCACCAGCAACAACTAAGTATTCAGCACTTACTGTTTCTAGTGGAGTTACAGAACTTGATGCACTTGATGAATTACTAGTTCCAACAGCATTAGTTGCTGTCATTGTGAATGTATAAGCCTGATTTGCAACAAATGAACCAGTTACTAAAATAGATCCGTCTAAATCTGTATTTGTAAATGATAAGGATATTGATGGAGAAGATACAATATTTATTGTTGAAATTGGCGCTCCATTATTTGCACCAAGAGTATATGCAATTGTTACAGATGTTGAACTAGAAACTGTTACAGAGTTAATTGTTGGTGCATTAGGTTTTGCTCCACCAAACCTTCCAAACCCTCTAACCGAGCCTCCACCACGAGCACCCATTAATGGCATATTCTTACCCCTTATGCAAATCTGGTCTGTGCAGCGAATGCTGTGAAAGCAGCGTTTCCTGTCTTAATAATTGTAATTGAATAAATATCTACTGAGTTTACATTTCCAGCAGATGGTGCAGCACCATTTTGCCATTCAAGAGTTACTCCTGATGTAGTTCCGTCAATTTGTAGTGCTGTTAAATAATACGCAGTTCCACCATTTGTAACTAGATGTGCAATTGTTAATGATTGCCCAGTTGACATTACGGAGTTAAGAGTTGTTGATCCATCTCCACGCACATTTAGTGTATAGTTGCTTGTATTTGAAGCGGTAACATAAGTAACTGCTCCATTTGTAATAACATCATAGTTTTGTGTTGCAGTAACTGCTGATGTTGAAATTGTTGTTGTTTCTAAAAGTTGTGCAACTTTTGTAGTACCATTAAAAGTTGGCGATGTTAAAGTTTTATTAGTAAGTGTTTCAGATCCTGCAATAGATACCACATCCGCATCTGATACTGCTGTGTTAAGTTGTGCAAGAGTCATTGAAACTGTATTAGAGCCAAGAGAAATTGTTTTGTTTGTTAAAGTTTGTGTTGATGAAGCAGTATTTGTCCAAACAAGACCTGAAGTTGTTGAACTATCTGCTGTAAGGGCAAAGCCATTTGTTCCTGCTGAAAGTGTTGTGATAGAGTCATTTGCACTACCAACTAGTAAATCACCTTTAGCATTAATTGTGGCTGTAGGAATAAAAGGATTTGCTGTGATGTCTGTAGAATCTTTGTCTACCCAAATTGTTCCAGTTGTAATAGATGTTGTTGGGGCACTGTTTGTAAATACTGCAGTTGCTCCTGTTGGTCCACCGCCAAGGGTGCCATCTGAGTCTACCCAAATATATCCATTTGGAATTCCTGAAGGAGTAAAACTTCCTGCTACGGGAGCAGTTGTGGCAACGTCTCCACCTGAAGATGGACGGTTTTCAAGTGCTGTAATGTCATCTGAAATTTCTAAAAGTCGTCGTGCAATACCTACTGCTGGAAGACTTGTCTGTGCTGCTGTGGCTTCATAACCTGAACCACCGTAGTGGTAGACACGTAAGGCTTCTTGGATGTCTGCTGCATCTGCCAAACCTGGAATTTTCGTTGGTACTAAGACACCAATATCTTCAACTGCCATAATGTATCACCTCTCCAAAATTATACCACATTTTAACTCTAACTTGAAAGCCCTGGAACTATTGAAATAACCAGGTGAACAGTTAGATATCCATCTAATTCTAACCACTCTGCTGGACCAGACTCACTGCTATATTCTACTGCTGTAATATCTACAACTAAATTAGATCCATCGCCAGTAAGTGCGGGTACAGAAATAGATGAAGCAATAGGATTTGTATGTGCAATAGAATGTTGAACGTTAAAGTTATCTGCAGTAAGAGGTGATCCAGTTACTTCAACAATATCTGCAACTGGAATTGTTATTGATGTTGTCCCAGCAGAAAAAATTGCTTCGTAGTTAATTGAATAAATTGTAGGGTTTAAATCTAAAACCTTAATCCAAGTATCTCCACCAGGCTCTGATACATACTGGTACATATATCCAAGTTCTCCACCTGGAGATGTATTAATATACAAATCATTAAGAAGTGGGGTTTGACCAATTACGATTGAGTTTGGATCTCCTACGCCAACAAATACTTGACTTCCACGAGTTCCACTTGGGCCAATATCTACAAGAAGTTCAACTATGGCTGGTGGGCCAAGAACTGTAATGTCATCATTAGATAGCAATACATCAGGCATTAAGCAACCGCACCTGTGATATCATCTGTAACTGTTATTGATCCAGTTAGCAAGGTATAAATAACTGATGCTCCAGTTGTAATCTGTACGTCATAAACATATGTTCCAGGAGATAGTTCTCTTCCAACACCTGGCAAAATTGTGCATGTAACAATATCGGTTGTAGCATTTACAACTGCTTGGGCTTCATACTGTGTTGCAGCAGGGCCTCTTTGATTAGCAATAAAAAATTCTGATGTGTAGCCAGTTAAATCAAATGCAGACCCGTTAGCATTCTTTGGACGAATGACAAACTCTGCAGTATCTCCACGATAATAATTAAAATTATACGAACCTGGAAAAGCCATTAGGACTCCTGACTAACTGTTGTGTTGTGCTGAACTTTGTAAAAAGTTTTTTCAACCTTAATAACTGAGGGTAGACGATCATTAACTGAATCAACCTTAACAACTATACCTGTTGGAATACTCATAGACTACCTCCTGGAGAAACATCTCCCACTACAGTAATTGTACCAATAATCGGAGTCCAGATTGTATTTTCTCCTGCTGTAGGAATATTTACTTGAAGATCAAAAGGTAGTTCTGCAACAACTGATTTATATTTTGAACCCCAGTTAAGTGTCAAGGATGCTGGTGCTGTAATGGTTACAGAATAGCCATTAGAGTCCACTACGAGTTCATCTAGGACATCTCCATTAGGATCATAGGCTGTAGCCACATAAGTCCATCCAGTGCAGTTAAAACCTGTTATCTCGTCATTTTGTAAAAAATCTACATTTAATACTGCGGTGTCGCCACGAACTACTTTCCATTGAATACTCGCTGGATTAGCACCATATTTTTGAATTGTTGAGACGCACATAATATTTGATTATACCATAAAATAAGGCTAGACACCTAGACGCAGTGGGGTGGGGGGTAGAATCTAGGTGCTAGCCTAAAAATTATAACATTATATTATAAATAGTATAAAGATAAAAGGTTTTAATGTATTTCAACCAGTGTATAAAAGTTTACACAATTGTAACAATCCGATATGTCCGTTTTATACTGTTTTATTACAAATGTCCAGGGTAGCGATAGTGTATACTTAAAATATATAAAGAAAAGAATAACTAGCAAGTAAAGTTTTTAAGATATCTTTTATATATAATATATAGTAATTATTTTTTAGAATGATCTTTAAAGTGTTCAAGCAAAAGGTCAAATAATTTGTCAGTTTTTTCCTCTAGGCGATTAACGGAGTCTTTTAAACTGGATCCTGAATTTGGCTTAAGTTCGTTTAAATAATGTTTTACGAGCCAACGAATTCCACCAGCAACAATAGTTGTAATGGTAAGAAGAGTTAAAGTTAATGCTGCCCAATCTTGAGGTGACATAAGGTTTATTATATCATTATTTGAGACTAATTTTTAAATTCGGCGGGACAAGAGTTAAGCCGAAAATAGAGATACCAAACCAACATAAGACACAATACGACTGCAAGCAGTCTAATAATGTCAATAGGATGTAATAACTATGTTTGCTTATAATCCCGATATGAGTTATAATGAGATGTGCTAGATATCATTAAGAATATTCTCATTGAAGGTTTGACAGAAAAATTAAAAATTCATCACTCTGTCTACCGTCTTCCATGCACCTCAGAATTTTTGGAGGAATTGATATCAAACACCTTTACCCAGAATGGTCTAATAAACGACTGGCAGCCCAATAGAAGCCATAGCGTCAGTGTTGATATGTCATTGGAGTCAGGCGAATCTTTTTCTATCAAATCAGGAGTGTATGCAAATAACACACTCACCTTCTCTGGATCCAGGTTAGGCAAACATGAAACCTTAGATGCCATGATATCTAGCGTTGTCTCTAATAGTGCTGATTACTATGTGTGTCTTGCAAAAGCAGATCAGGATTGGTCTTCTGTCCCCTCGCAAAATGAGACAAAGATATATTATCTATTTGTATTTGATGCCCAAACCTTAATATACGATAACGGACTATGGAATAAGGTTCAAACCAAGTCTGGAGGATATAATTATGTTATGGAGTCTATAGGCATGTCAGCACGTATTAATACCTCTATGTCTTCTCAGTTATGGACTAGTGTTAATGATGCTCTTATAGGTCCCCCGACAAAATTGGAAATATTATGAGTGCCAAACCTTGGGATATGATCAATGGTTCTCCTAGAGTGCCAGAAGAAGTTATTAAAGAGAGATTAGATATTTGTCATGCATGCCCTGCTTTTAGACCACTTACGCAGACATGTAAGAAGTGTGGATGCTTTATGAAGATGAAGACTCAGTTGGAAAAAGCCTATTGTCCACTTGGCAAGTGGTAAGAAATGCTGTATACTGAATATCTTGGAATGGGGGAAATATGTTATTTCACAAACACTTATTGATCAACGCTAAAGTTGAAAAACCAATGAAGACTGAAGGCCAAGCAATGGCTTTCTTAGAAAAGTTGGTTGAACGTATTGACATGAAAATTATTAAAGGTCCTTTTGCTTCTTATGTTGACAAACCAGGAAATAGGGGACTCACTGCTATTGTAATGATTGAGACTAGCCATATAGCATTTCATATATGGGATGAACAGGACCCATCATTAGTACAGTTTGATTTGTATACCTGCGGAAAATTGGATCTGCCTGAAGTCTTAAATGTAATCCGTGAAGATTTTGATATCGTGTCTATGGACTATAACTTGTTTGACAGAGAGAATGGGTTCGTCTTAGAGCAGAGTGGATCATACCCTGACAAATATGACATGCTTGTAGAAATCTGAAAAATTTTGTAAAAACCACTTTTCATAAAATCTGAATATTTTGTTGAGATGTATGATATGTAATTTAAAAAATAAAATACAAAAAAAATAGTGAGCACACACATCGCATGCCCACTACTTAGCCTATTTAGGCTGTACCTTGTAAATAACCATCTATCCCAATTAGATCACATGTAACTTTGACTCGTTGATTTTTCTTGAGTGTTGAGCGATAGAGTTTGATAAACTCCAACACCTCTTGCTTAGACATCAGGCTAATGTCTCTAGTGTTACCTTGCATAGATGTAATTGTTACTTTCATTTATTTACCTCCACTTTCATGATGTTAGCAGAGAACTTAACACGCTTAGCAACCTCGCTAGAGTTTAGTTCTGCTATAACCTTATCAACATCCTTGATGTTATTAGCAATGTTATTTATTGAGAGTAGATTGCTACCCTGCCAAATTGAGTAAGTGATAGTCATTAGTTAGACTCCTTCATGTTAGACATAACCCAACGACTTTCGTTAGGTGATAGGTATTTGTGAGAGATAACTCCCTGAGATGATACCAACATCTCTAGGTATGCCTTTCGGCTAATGTAGTTTCCTACTGTATTGCGGAATACCATAGGGTTTCCTGTATTAGATGAAGCCATAGCGTGGCTAGGCTCTAGTGTTATTGTATTTAGTGTAGTCATTTTAACTACCTTTCTTTTAATCTAGTTAGCGATTTGCTAACCTTTTCCTTGACCTAATTTATTTGCCCTATTGCTAGGGGCTCACTTAGGATTTCTATTTAATTGTATGTCGTAAGACTATCACACTTACCCTGAAAAGTCAAGGCGACACGCTGTCTTTTCTATGTGATTTAGGTCACTTATTCGCTACGCTCATCCGAACATCTGTTCGTCTTATTTGGTAGGCTCATTAACCTTATCTATCTCTATTTATTTGTATAAGGGAATACTATCACACTACCCCCCAAAAGTCAAGTCCTACATCGGCGTGTCGTGTGTGATATAGCCCACATTTTTGGGCCGCCCCAATGTCCGATTTGTACCTATTTAAATGTGGTGTAACTCACAGTGGCTTATGTACCAAATGTCCGTTTTGTGGTACCAAAAATGTCAGTGGTAGGTGTTATACTTCTAGTATAAAGAAAGTCAGAAAAGGTTTCTGAACTAGAAAGGAATTCAAATGAATTCAAATGTAATAATCACAGTGTGTAAATCACACGTCCCTAATAAGTCTGCTATCTCAGAGGTAGCAGATACACAATTCACTTTCTGTGAAGAGTGTGAAAATAACATTGAACGTTGGTATAACGACTCAGACCCTGAGCGTCTACCAATGTGGACATCTTGGCAGGTGTCCTAATGAACGACTTTGTTAAACAATTAGAATTGAATAACTATCTTGCTGATGAGCAGATAGACCCACTAGCAAAAATGCTAGATGAACTTATCCTGAAAGGAGAATACAAGTAATGAATGACTTTGAAATTAAAAATAATCTGTTAAATGAAATTAAAGAATTAACAGAAAATAATTATCCTAAAATGTGGGGCAGTGCTTCTGCACTTCTCACAATTGAACAATTAGAAATAATTAAATCAGTAATGAAAGGTGAATAACAAAATGGATTTATCTTTTTTTACTGATGGTCGTGCACTTTTATTTTTAACAATTGCAACTTCATTTTATTATTTTGTTTTAAATAATAATTAGTTGCAAAAAAAGGCCGCCCCGTTCGGGCGTGTCGCTTTGCTTTACGTACGATGTGGTTAAGATCACAGAAATTTTGTGGGCTAAATCACATCGCTGAGCGTCTCATTATTTGGATTTACTGGCTAGTAGGTTGTAAATCTCTGCTAAATCTGTTAAACTTACATAGTAAGAAAATAAAGAAAGGAAGTGGCTAATAATGGCTAACTTATACAAAATAGAAGATTTACTAATTGGTAAAACTTATCGCTCAAAATCTTTAACAGGAGAAATCGTATCTGCTGAAAAAGATAATCGTTCAGTATGGTATGGAGATAATACCGAAAGTTATTTGGTAGAAGTTAATTCTATCTACCGCAACCAATGGCGAACTGTTGCCGTAAAGGTAGGTGAATAACTAATGGGATACATTGAGATTTTTCGCTTAGATGAAAAGGGTGCTGGCTGGGTTGACCTATCAGAAACCACACCTGATGAACTCTTAACCTTAGAGTTAGGGTTATTTCAGGAAGGTGCTTTGTGAGGTAACTCACATCGCCACACCCCCTAGAAATACCAAAAATGTCGGTAGCCTATGGTAGGCTTACAGTATAAACAAAAAGAAAGGAAGTCAAAATGACTTACACTATGAAACTAGAAACCTTTAGCGGTGAGGTTAAATCTATCGCTCTCCCTAGCAAGGGTGCTGTTGCTCAATTCATCTCTACTTACCCTGAGAAATTGCCAGTTGGTATTTCTGTAAAGGTTGCTTGCGATGCTTTAGGTATTCGTGGAACACTACGAGGAAAGGCATTAGCATAATGATAAACTCTGTAATGTCTTTTGAGTGTGATGAGTGTAATGGCTCAGGGCTTATCTTTTGGGGTAATGACCTTGACTACAATGTAGAAAAATGCGAGTGTGAAGATTTTGCACTTGGAAACTTATTTACTAGCGGAGAGGCTAAATAATGATAACACTAAACCACTCAATAAATCTCGTAACTGAAATTGATGAAAACAAAATGCCTGACCACTTACTTAGTGGCTTGTTGAACTTATCAGAAGTCCAAATGGAAATGCTATTGCGTGAAAGTTTTATTAGAGGCTTAAACGACCTTGGCGTGTTTGAAAAGTTAAATGAAAATAATTCTTATGCTATTGTAAAGGTGGCAGAATAATGATGACTCGCAAGGACTATGTTGCCACTGCTGAAATTCTTTCTATGTTTAAAGACTCAATTGATGAATTTGTTTTTCACGATTTAGTTGATGAGTTTTGTGGAATGTTTGAAGCAGATAATACACGATTTAATTCAGATAAGTTTTTTGAAGCGTGTAATAAAGATAATTACTAAATAAAAAAATCCTGAGCAAGATCTAAAACTGCTTCCACAAAAATGGGGCGGCCCGTTATCCACAGGGTTATCCACAATTAAGATGTGATTAAAAACACACCCAAAAACCCCAGAATTGCCATGTCTAATTGGAAAATGTCACCTTAATCTGATAGGCTTAGATTATTCTAAGAAAGGAAAACTAATGGGAAAATTCAAAGATACCTTAATGGAAATACTTGTTCATAGTGATTGCTATGGCGCAGGTTGGCAATTCGTAGGAAATGCTATAGACTATGATGTATGGGCGTGTGAGTGTAATCCTTACAATATCCCTGCTGATGAAATACAAGAATACCACCAATTATTCAAAACTAAGGAGAACGCATAATGGAATACCTATACTCAGTAACTTGCACCTATGATGGTGATAAGTCCCCTCATTGGATTGGACGCTACGAGAATGCACTTGACGCAGTAGATGTCTACAATAAGTTTGTTGACTATGGATTGGCTAGCGAATACGCAACAGTTAATCTATCAGAGCCTAGTGGCAAAATGCACACTAAGATATTTTATGCTAACGGAACAGTAGGAGGTAAGTAAATGGGAAGCGTAACTGCATTAGGAATTAAAGATTCCGTATTAGATTTAGAAACTCAGATTCTTTATCACTTGCGTGGTAATCACTATCCACCAGTACCCGCAGAAATGGTTGCACCTTGCATTGAGGCTATTGACGCAGCCTATGATGAGGACTTTAATCGTATGATTGCTATGCCTATGGTTGGTGACTTTCAGATTTTGTATAAAGGAAATACTGAAGCACCAGCGTGGGCTATTATTGAACAACACCACCTTGACACTTTCATTGACCCAGTAGATGAGGATTTTTATGAGTAAAACACTTCAAGAGTTATTAGATGAAGCAACACCTGCTTTAGAAACCGTGTTATGGCAAATACTAGATGAGATTGAGGCTGAATAAAATGGATGATACCATTGACGTTATGGACTATGTAAAAGTAGATATTTTAACTGCGGGTCAATTGGAAGTAGATGATCTAATTCTAGTTAACAACGAAGTTGTATCTATTGTAGAAATAATTTCACTTGCTGATGGTTACACACTTGAAGTCATAAATGATTTTGGCGAAAGAGAAATCATTGAAGTTGGAGAATACGAACAATTTGATTTAATGATGTTGCAGTAAAAATGCGGGGCGGCCCCCTGTGACCTTGCTCACACCTAATTAAGACGAGTTGATATTTTTCCTGATTTACGGTAGAATTATTTTATGCCACTACTTAGAAGTAAAGATAGGAAAGTTACAAATGCAGTTAGCCCCAATGGAAAAACCCCAACAATTGCAAACACCTTCGGTCTCCCTGCTGGAAAGTCTTATTCCTGCCCTGGAGCGACTAGCGTATGCGAGAGTGTTTGTTATGCTGGCAAACTGGAAAAAGTATTCCCAACAGTAAAAAAGAATTTATTACACAACTGGGAATTACTTAAAGACGCAGATAGCGACACAATGGTATCTCTACTATCAGAAATGATAGATGAGTTTATTAAAGATTGCGATAAGCGCAATGCACAAAAGTTATTCCGTATCCACTGGGACGGAGATTTCTTTAATGATACTTATACCAATGCGTGGAAGACAGTTATCTTAAACAACCCTAGCGTTCAATTCTGGGTGTACACACGTGTTAAGTCTGCGGCACTTATCCTTAATGGTATAGATAATCTTTCTTTATACTACTCTACAGATAGTGAGAATGTAAAGATTGGCGTAGATCTAAAAAATACTCATGGCATTCGTTTAGCATACCTTGCCAAAAATTTTGCGGTAGGTCAAGCGGACATGAAAGCAATGATAGGTAAGGTAGGGGCTAAGTGTCCTGAGAATAATAAACAGATACCACTCATCTCTACAAAAGGCTCCGCTTGCGTTTCGTGTTCGTTATGTGTATACTCAAAGAGCGACATCGTATTCTCGTCAAGCAAGAAGTGAGGACTTATGGAGTTAGTAATAGCAACTATCCTATTTATCATAATCCTATCAGCAGGGCTAGGTCATAAGTAATGTCCGTTATGTCCGATTTATACCCTGTGATGTATCTCACACAAATAATCATCTCAAAATGTGAGAAATCTAAGAAATGAACTTGTATTTCTTAGCCAAAAATGTTAGACTTGTAGTATCAACAAAACAAAGGAGAAAACAAATGGCAGTATCAAACGCAACTTACAAAGTAGGAGATACCTACACAAGCCAAAAGTCAAAGGCAACAGGAACAATTACAGAAATCGTGCCACAGGCAAATGGTAATGTTCGTGTTAAGTTAGATGTTAATGGCTCAACTCGCTGGACAACTTGGACAGCAAAGAGCGAATAACTCTTTATCCTGAGCAAGATACAAAACTGCTCAACACAACCCCCATCAAACCCACCAAAGAAAAGGAAACCAAAACAAATGGCAAGAGGAAAAGCAATCTCAGTAAAGATACCTACTGAGCGAGTAATCAAAGCACTAGAAGGCTCACTCGCTACACTAGAAGTTAATTGGACTTCACAAGAAGCAAACGAAGCAAAGTATAACAAGGCTATGGAAGCATGGCGTAAAGAAGTTATGGAGTTTGCCGTAGAAAGAATTGCTAAGGCTGAAAACCTACGCACTAACTTTCGTTCTTGGAACAAGACACTCAATGTTGATTTTGACTTAACAGTAAGTGAGGGAGATTTCCCTGCTGAGCCTGAGCGCAATTACACAACCCTACACAAGCACGAATACGAAACTCAAAAAGAGGAAATCTCTAATGCTATCCGTATTCTCAAAATGACGGACGAGGAAGTAGTTAATACTTCTACCTACAACGCAGTAGCCCGTTATCTATAAACAACTAAATACTGACCTGAGTAAGTCATGCTAAACTGCTCACCAAACCACCATAACAGAAAAGGAAAAACAAATGACTCTAGGCGGATACACATACCAATTAGGTGATTTATTCACTACAAGCAAAACAGGCGTAACAGGTAGAATTGTAAAGTTCTCACCTATCAACTCTAAACTAACTCGTGTTTCTTTACAGTTAGCAAATGGTTCTCGTCGTCTTGCTATGGTAAGCACAACTAAATAATTTATCTCTGCTAAGCCCCATGCCATGATGCGTGGGTATGCCTGAGATAAGACTCCTGAGTATGAGTTCTAAACTGCTCACTTTTTAATTCCCCTGCAAAAATGGGGCGGCCTTGTGATCTAAATCACATCTCATTATGTGAGACTAATTAAGAAATGCATTTGCATTCCCCCAATATTCCTGATATTATTATATTAATAACCAATAAGAAAGAGGCCCCACAATGTCAACCAATATTAATGACGCCGTAACAATTGATAAGGTAACAGTACCTTACAATCCACATCTACTCGTAACATATAAAGCAGTCGCAGGAACATATGCTGCTCCTGAAGAGGCAACATATTTAACATCCAAGGTGACTGACCTTGAATGGGACTTACACAATGCACGGTCTCGTGAAGAATCGCTACGTAGTCTGCAAAGCACAATCAATACTCTTGAAGAGCAAATTGTAGAATGGTTTGACCCTAACTATTCTAAGGAAGAAGTTCTCGTAGCAATCTGTGAGCACTTTGGTATTAATCCAGTCAAGGAAATTGAAGTAGAAGGTACCATATCATTCAGCGGAACAATCAGTGTTCCACTGTCAGACCTTGCAGACTTTGACTTAAGCAATGTAACCATTGACGCTGATTTAAATTCATATGACTATGACGCTGACTTAAGAGTTGACGAAGTGTCAGTTGAAGAACAATACTAAATTTGATAGGGGGCTATCAGAACTGGCGACGGTACAGCCAGTATAAATAAGGGGCCAAAAATCCTAAGCAAGATTTAAAACTGCTTACTTTTCTTTTTAAAGGCCGCCCCCCGTGATCTATATCACACCAGGAAATGTCCGATTTGTCCTATGTTTAAGAAGATGAATTGACATTCCCCAAAATTTTTGCTATGCTTAATTAAACAATCTACAGAAAGAAGAAAACTCATGGCACATGACCTAGAAGAACAAAACGGAAAAACATCTTTTGCATCTTTCCGTGAACCCGCATGGCATGGATTGGGTACTGTTTTCACAGAAGAAAAAACAACATCAGAAATGCTAGAAGCAGCAAATCTAAATGGTTGGAATGTTCGTCTTGAAGATATGCCTATCCCATCACACTTAACAAGCGACAAGGAATACCAATATGTTGTTCGCACTAACCCTACAGACAAAACCCAAACAGATGTTTTAGGTGTTGTTGGTGAGCGTTACCATGTATTGCAGAATGAAGATTTATTTTCATTTGGTGATAACATTCTAGATGGTGGTGGACGTTGGGAAACCGCTGGCTCAATTAAGGGTGGACGTGTTGTATTTGGTGCATTAGCACTAGAGCGTGAAACTATCCTTGACCCTAATGGTGTTGCAGATAAGGTTAAAACTTATCTTCTCATTAACACATCACATGATGGCTCAATCGCAATTCAAGCAAGCATAACACCTGTTCGTGTTGTGTGCGCTAATACTCTTAATCTTGCGCTTAATCGCACTAAGAAAAAAGATGGCGTAAAGCAATCATTCAAGATTCGTCATACACAAACTGCTAATGGTAAAGTACAAATTGCTCGTGAGACTTTAGGCATGGCTAATAAGTACATGGACGAATTTGACATGATGGCTAAGGCAATGATTGAAAAGACTGTTGATGCTAAAATGTTTAACGACATTATTCTTGCTGCTTATCCTAAGCCAGATGCAGATGCAAAAGGCTCATTCAAGAAGTGGGAAAATAAAATAGATATGATTAACGATATCTATACTGGTGAATTTAACGGAATGATTGCTGGTAATGCGTGGGGTGCTTTCAATGCACTAACTGAGCGCCTTGATTGGTATCGTTCTGCTCGTGGTGGTTCTAACGAATCTATCCTTGCAAGTGCATCAGGATTTGACCCTGCTATTAACGCAGAAAAGAATCGCTTACTAAAAGTTGTGCAAAATACTTTGCAACTAGTTTAGTAAAAAAATCCTGAGCAAGATTTAAAACTGCTCGCATGGAGTGTTAGCATAGTTGGTTAATGCGCTACCCTGTCACGGTAGAGATCACGGGTTCAAGTCCCGTACACTTCGCAAATGCGGGGCGGCCTCAACAATAGGATATTAACACATAAAAT